AGCATCCAAGGGTCTGGTACGTTCATTAATCAGTGATAACTATTTCCATTGTATCACATCTTTTTTGCTTGTCAACCTGGTGGTGTAGGATCTGCGTTCTCGTATGGTATCGTTCCATCTGGTCTGAGAATATATGCTCTTATATGATGATCTGCGTCTGGTAAATTTTGTGGTTGTGGAAACCATTGCTCACAATAGTCTGATGCTATCTTTTCTGATGGGAAATAATAGTATATGTATTCTAATTCAAATATTCTATCAATCTCTGCCTCTGGTATGATACCATCATAGTATGCTAATACAGTTGCTTTCTTATCTGCTGCAAGTGTATGATACTTACTGTTGTCAATAACTATTATATGCTGATTACTTAACTTTGCATAATCAGCAGCAAGCATGTCTTTAGTTTTAGGATTTAATGATATTAGTGGCATAATTATTCTCCGAAGTCACCCTCATCAATCATCTTAAGTATATCATCTAGTGTGTCATTACCAGTATTTGGATTGATACTACCCATTGGTCTAGCAATACGAGTTACTGGCATTTCATCAATATCTATTGTACCTATTGCTAATGCGAGATAGTTTACTATTCTAGTTGTAAACTTACTGTAAACTGATTGTGGTATAGTATAGAAGTGTGATACATCATCAAGATAAGTTAAACCATCAGCAAGTTTAGCATGCTTTGTTGGTGTGATTGGAAATACTACTGTGCTGGCACTCTTATTTTTCTGATCCGCAGGAATATCTCTTAGTTTCTGTCTATATGTTTGCCACTGTGTTTTCTGTTCTGCAGTAACAGGTGCGTCTCCGAGCTGTGTCCAATCACTGTCCATAAGTAGGAAGTTTCTAATTAATGCAACTTTAGTCCAGTTAAGTATCGAAGTTTGTGAAAATGATGCTGCTAGTGCACGTTCTAAATCGTTCTCTTGTCCTTGTCTGTATTCTGTAAACTTTTCAATTAATCTAGTATTGAGATCAGTAATCTCTGTTGTAAATGGTGTTAGGTCAAACTGATACGAAATCCATTTATATACTCCAGTCTTCTGATTACGTGAGTATTTGGTTTTATTCATTCTTGAAGTACCATCTTTGTACTGCACGAATACTTCTAACTTATCATTATCAGAATCCCACATAGGATATAATATTGGAACTATTTCCTTAGTCCAATAATCATCGTCTATGGTTTTCATTATACCTTCATACTGAATAGACTTGTCAAAGGCATTCAAGTATAGTGAAGTTGATGATGGTGATGCTATGGTTGCCATTTATAATGCCTTGATTAAATACTTTACCCTATGGTATTTAGTTATGAGAGGAATGTCATTTTCTGCTGATACAGTAGCGATTGTTGTAATAGGTGTAGATGATGACATTGTAAACTGTCCATCTGTTACTGTAAGTGCTGCTTGAACTGCTGATACTTCTCTTCTAACTTGGTCAATACCAGTATCAGCATTGATAGGTTGTCCACCTTCATCTAGGTTACCAGTAAGAGTAGCACCACCAGTTGATATAAACTGAGTAGAAGTTGTAGTATCATAGAATAATGTGATAGCACCTAAACCATAATTATCATCATTAGCATTTGCAGTTTGATATACAGGTCCTCGATCTTGTTCTAGAATTAATGTTACATTTGGATCTCTAATTGCATCTGCTTCAGCAACGTCAATTTCTACTGCTTGCCAAAGAGGATCAACATTTGCTGCCAATAATATCTGACTGAACAACGTGACAGTATTAGATGTTCCTTTTCTATAAAATACGTTTAATGCTTGATCTGGATTCTCTCCACCATTTTGATCACTACCACGAATAACAGTAAATCTCATTTTATTTACTTTTCTAAAATCAAATGTTCCTACTTCTAATTGTCTCTTTCCAGCAGCATCAGTTGCACTACCTTTAAATTCAATATATTTTTGTATTTTAGTTAGAGTATTATATGGAATAGCAGAATTAGCAAATCCTACAACACTTCCAGTTCCTTGACCAAATTCTCTTTGTTTGATAGCAGGGTCAGTTGATGATTGCCATACGTTAGCAATAACAGCATTACCTATAGGATTGCCATCACTATCACATTCATAATATCTTCCTGCTGGACTTGTGGTTCCACCTGGCACTGTTGTTCCTTCCTCTTGTCCAAAGTAAGTTATGTTTATAGATCCTGGTCCTCCATTAAGACCCTCTCCACCACCATTACCAGGAGCTTGTAGAGTATATGTAACAGAGGTAGCAAGACCACCACCAAATGATAAGTTAAGGTCGCCACCTTGTCCGCCACCACCACCAGTGTTATCATAATATTCAGTGACATTTGAGAATTGTATTTTTACATATCCTCCAGTACAAGGAAGTGAACCTAGATCATCTTTTGATACTGCTCCAACCCAATAACTAGTTCTGTATGCAGATATACCTTGTGTTCCACCAGTACCACCACCGTTACCATTATGTCCAACACCCGCTTGTCCACCGACACCACCAGCTGGTGAACCGATGACACCACAGGAAGATCCACCACCTCCACCTCCACCAGCAGTACAACCACCAGTAGAACCAGAACCACCATTTGCAAAGTCTAAAGCTCCTGATGTTGCAATTAATCCTTGAGCAGCTCCTTGTGCGTTACCACCAGCATAGCATCCATCAGTAGTTCCACTACCGTTGTAACCACCACCTGATCCACCGCCAGCACCACCGCCACCAGCTCCTGCGATTGCAACACCGTCTAAAAATAAACCTGATACTCCACCACCTGATCCTGCAGATGCACCATTACCCCATGCACCTTGTCCACCATTTCCAGATACAACTCCAGTAGCACCAAGAACACTACCAGCAGTTCCACCTGGTTCATATCCATTACCAATACCGCCTGGCCAGTTATCCCATGGTTGTCCTGTAGCAGGGTCATTACCTGGTGTTCCTCCAACAGTATTTCCTTGTCTAGTATTAAAACCAGGATTACCACCCTGTCCTAATTCCCAAGATAATGTTCCACCTGTTTGTGCTATTGAACCTATTAATCTTGCACCTCTACCACCATATCCACCATTAGCACCACTTTTACCTGATAGTGATGTTGGCCAACCTGGCCAAGATGAAGTACAGTTAGATCCTGAGTTTGCATTACCAGCACCTCCACCTCCACCTGAGATTTCAATTGTTATGCTTCTACTTATTTCTCCAGCAGCTGGTGCTGGTATTGCCCATGAACCATTAGATGTATAGACTGTCTCTGGGTCAGTATTACTTACACTTTTTAGTTGTGCTGTTCCATTACCACCTGTCATAAATGCTCCTGATGGAATATTACCGATAACACCACCACCAGGTGTGTCATTAAGACCTGTTCCTGGTATTCCACCATCGTCTCCATCATCACCAACAGTTTGGTTAAAGTTGAACCGTGTATCATTTAATAATACTGCTGGAATTATAAATCCTCCTCCAGATCCTCCAGCACCACCAGCAGATCCTCTCGTTCCACCGCCACCACCTACAGCTCTAATAGTATAAAATGTACCATCAACAGTTATACCAATCTCAGCATATCCACCATTTAATCCATCATTGTCACTATCTGCACCACCACCGCCAGGTGATCGCAAAGTAACACTACATCCTGATATTTGTCCTCCACTAGCATCTGGAATTGGTACAACACCACCTTGTGGTGTGTCAATAACAGTCTCTGATATAATAAATGAGTTGCCAGGTATATCAAATTCTATTGCTTTACCACCAACTAACGTATTGTTGTCTACAACATATGCTCTTGGTGCTTGTGTAGTTTCTTGTTCTGCAAAATAACCATTTGCTAATTGTACTGTTACACCAACTCCACCAGCTGTTGCTTGTTGTGGTGTCTCTCCATCTCTTGGTTCTACACTAAATGCTTGGAGTCCAAATCCTGTTGACACTATGGTAAAATTACCAGCAAATTCTGATGGTGTTGCTTGATTTACGGTTATAATATCACCAACATTAAGGTTGTGATTACCATCTGTGTTGATTGTTATGAGATCAGTAATAGAATCATAAGTAATAGATAAAACATTTACAAATGGTGATTCTGATATCATATATTGATATTGTTGATCACCAGTAGTTCCCAATGTATCACCAATTCCATTACTATTACCATATGTTGCTGTCAATGTGTTCTGTAATGGTACACCAATTAAACCATGTGAGTGACCCAATGCCTGTCCAGCAGATCCATTTGGTTCAAATAAATTAATATTTGCTCTAGTAGTCACATAGTTTACAGCAAACTTATCGACCTCGACAGTTCCTAGTTCTGCTAACTTTGTTTCGTCAACTTCTACTGTTAACATTCTATGATTATGTGTTGGTGGAAATGGGAAGATATAATCATCCATAGGTCCTATCTGATATTTGACAGTTCCTGTGATATATGCAGAAATATCTGCAGCTATGTTGTTATATCCTGTAGTTTTTACATCACCAATAACAAAAAAATCTCCACTATTAATTAACGTATCTTTTGGTATATACCACGTACCACCAGTTTGTCCAACAGAGTTGTTAACTGCATTTTCTGGTGTTGATGTTCCTGCTCCGTTGACGTTACCAAATCCAAGTATCTTTCTTTGTCTATAATCTGGTAAATTAAATGTTCCAATATTATATGGATAGTCTTGTAAATTATATGATTTTTGTACAACAAGATCAGGGTGTACAGCACTACCAACAGCACCAATTGCAATTGATCCATTCATCGCAGCATGATTTTCACAATTATAATAAAGAGTAACTCCTGATAAAGTAGATGTATAAAGTGTTACTACACCACCATTGTTTGGACTATTACCAGAACCATTTCCATTTACTCCATATAAAGTAGTTGAAGTCTTTTCTGGAAGTTGATTGGCAGTTCCAGTGCTATTTACAGTTTTTACATGAAATGGATGATCAGCATTTGTGGTGACAGTAAATTGAATTATATCACCATCAGCAAAAGTGAGAGTAGGATTCTCACCAGAAACAGGACCGTCTCTATCTTCACCGTTTATATTCCATGAAGTTTCACCTGTATTACTAACCGTAAGTGCATATGATGCACTATTATTAGAACCAGATGTAAAATCTATAGTATAATCAGATTGGTTTATTGCTGTTAGATCAACGGTATTGCCTAAAATATCAGTTGGAAATACTACCTCATATGCAAATTCATTTGCAAAATTATATGCACTAACGTCTTCTGTTGGTTCTTTTAATTGATAGAAGGTAGTTTGATTAAAAATACCAGTAATTGGAAATGATCCGTAAGGATTAGTTCCAAGAGAAAATCTAAACACCGCACCAAATGGATATGGTCTTTTTACATTTACTTTGTTATTTGTAGAATCGTAATTAAAGTTGAAAAATAATTTATTGTTTATAAAATATGACCTCCTCAAACCACCAGGTTGTGCTGTTTGAGTTATATTTTGTGATGCAGCACCACCATATCTATTTTTAATAATACTGTATAATTCTGGATAATCACGAATCTTCAACTCTTTTCCATCACAATATAAATGCTGTGGATATGAATACTCAGGATCCTCTGATGCCATATTAAGATCAGCAAAAACAGGAAGAACTGTTCCGACAGGAGAGTGATTACCTGTCTTGTCGGAATAATAATTATCGTATGAATTCCTATATGTTGCCATTTTAATATTTAATTAAAAATTCTTGAACTAAGAATGGTTGTATAAAACCATCTGCTTTATTTTCTGTATTAACATCAATATTGATTGTAGATGTTATTGCATCAGCAGGAATATAAGTTGGTTTTGTTACCACATTCCATGTATGTGCTTCTTGATTAAATGGAACAAAATGTTTATGTATACATTCATTACCAAAATCTTCTACATCAACCACAGTATTGTTAAGTGCACCATAAGTGACTTGGTTTGCTTGTGAGTCAAAAGGAACTTGAGTTGCAGAATCCACAGTCAATGGTGTATAGTTAGGTTGCACTTTAGAATATATGTTACCTCCTCTAATGGCAGGGTTAGCATATCCATCACAGTCTGATCCTCCAAAATTACAGCTACCTGTAGTTTTACAAGTCATTTCACCTGTGTACTCTATATTTCCACAAAATCCAGTATGTGGATTTTGATCTTCCCGATAATATATTGGCCATCCTGATTGATTTCCAAGAGTTGAACATCCAAATTGTAAGATGTTTCCTGTTGGATTTCCACTTCCATCAGAATTTAACTCAGGAATATCACCAGGTATTAAACACTTCTTTTGTTGATCAAAATCACAACCACTCCAACAGGCACCAAACCACTCATAGAGTTCTTCTGTAGAACCGCCAAAAATTGTGAAACCACAAGAATTACTATCATTTTGTTGTTGAACTGCAGTAATATTTTTAGATGCTCTTGCCTTACATAATTCTTGTCTTGTATTATTTGCCCATGGCATAATACACAAAGTAGATTTAGATGTATATGAGTTTCTACCAAATAAACCAAATTCATTTGAAGGTGATGCAGTTCTTGATCTCTTCCCATCATGGAAATGTGCATGTGGTTGAAATTGGTTCTGTAATACTTCTGATTCTTCTGTATAGTTACCACTAGATCTAGCAAAACCAGGTTGACCAGTAATTTCAACTGTTTGTGATGGTAAAAAGAAGTTACCTTGATATTGTATCTCGAACGTTTCTCCTATGTTACTACTAACTTCTAATCCTACACCAGATTTTGTTATTTCTTGTCCTGCATCGTTGAGCAAATATGTATCTTGATAATCTCCTAAGTTAGAGGAGAATGATGTTTTGGTAGATTTTGAACCAAGATCTGGCACTTGAAATTGATTGTCAAGTAAGTTTGTATCTGGTTTTTTATATCTACAATTTGTTCCAACGCCTAATATACTGGCAAGTTCTGGAAATGCCTCAGCAGCATAAACTGATCCATCACATCTTAAATAACCAGCAGGAAGAGTTTCATATATTGTTGGATCTTCTGGATCTGATGATGTTAATTGATTAGACCAGTTTATAATAGAACCAGTAAGCGTTCCTATTTTTCCTTTTTCTTTTGAATATAATACTGCCATTAGTATGCTCTGATGATATACAAAGTGACCAAGGATGGTGTATTAGGATTTACCTGTACACTAAGTGCCCTGTTAACATTGATAGGTTCAACATTTCCAGTCGTCATATTATTTATGAGTAAAGTAGTAGGGATATTCATTTGTCCCTTAGTCATTGATATATCAATTGTAAAGTGATTATGAGATCCTAAACTACTACTTGTAAAAGCATCGCCATTATGACTTAATGTTGTAGGATATGGATAATCTCTTCCTACTCCTACTGCACCATAATAGTCTTGTACATCTGTGGGTGGAGGAACTACACCACTACCTCTTCTTGCTAAAGGAACTTGCTCAGATACATAAAAATTTCTTGCTCCTAAGTATGTGCCAGGTGGTGGAAATGGAGCAGTAACTGCTGGTTGTTGGGGAGTTGCTGCAACACATGAGTTATCATCAGTGTATTCTTCAGTATATCCATATGATGAAACAACACGATCCTGAGATGGAACTAGCGGTATGAGATCAGATGCATTACCAAAGTGTTGATGATTATTACACTCAACCAATGATGTTGCTTGGGGGTCATATGCAGTCCATGAAATTGTGCCAGGATTGAAACTATCTGCTAATGGTTCTGTATTAGTAAGTCCTCTATCAGCACCAGTTTTATACTCACCATCTTGAACTTCAAATGTTCCAGCTTCAAATAAACCTAGATAACTACCAGCTAATTCTACGGATGGGTAGACAGAGTTTTCTGGTCTAGGATGAGTATGTGCTGCAGTATGTTCAACACCTAATTTTCTATTAATAGTTCTGATAGTATCAAAATATGATGGTTCCTCAATAGAGATACCTTTTATTTTTCCTGATAACTCTGCCTCAACATTTGTTGTAAACTGTGCATCAATATATGATAATACATTGGATACTGGTTGTTGACCTTCAAAACCATTTAATGAAACAAATTCTCCAAATATACTCAATTCTTGTCCTGATAACAAATTACTCTCTAAATCTATGAGAACTTGTTGATTTAATAATGGTAAATTGAAAACATCATCATCATTATAATTTGGATATGAATTAGTTATACCAACAAATGGTTGACCAGCTTCTACTACAGGACCATATAAATTACCTAGAACTTGTGCAAGTACAGGATAATCTCTTGCCCTCAACTGACTTCCGTTACATACTATCCAACCTCTTGGTATAGCATCTGGAGATAGTGCTGATTCACTGGTACTACCAGTCCATGGCATTATTGTACCTATTGGACTGGCTTTTGACGCTTTTATGCGGTTGTAACTTGGCATTTATTATACCTCCATTAACCACCAACCTTGTACGCTAGTTGGTATGCCTATTTGATCATTACTATCAACAGATCCAAGATATATGAGTGCAAATCCAGCATTAGGAGTTTGAACTACAAGTTCACCAGATGGATATGGAGTTAATCTATCTCCAAATAGTGTTCCTGTTGAGTCACCTTGTATTGGTGTTCCACTTGTCTCAGGAGTTCTAACAACTAATGTTGTATCATACTTCAAGTTACCACCCACATCAATCATTCTTACAATATCACCTGTTTGTGGTGCAGCTGGTAATGTAACGATCAATGTCTGTGTTGCTTGTACGTTTACCATGTAAACTATATTTGCAATCAGTATTAGATCTGCTTCTGGTGATGCTGCTGATAAGTATCTAGTATGCCTTGCACCAGTTGATGTAGTGAAGTTTTGTAATCCAAATGCATCAATCGAACGATTCTGTTTGATAGTGTATTCACTACCACCATTTATTCCAAGATTCTGTACTGAGAATACATCAGCACCTGTTGGAGTTGGAGTTGGAGTACCTGTTATTGTCAGTGTTTTCTGAGCAGTTACATTTCCTAAGTTATCTACTGAGAATGATGGTTCACATGCTAATGATGTAATAACATTCTCTGGGCAAGATGTTGGATATAAGAACAAGTCACCTCTTGCTATTACACCAGCATCCCAGTTAATTAGACCTGAGTGATCTGCATGTCCGTCATCATTAACAAACTGGAATAATTTAGTTTGTTTAACACTATCATAAATTGTGAAGTTACCACCAGTTAATGTTAGATTGTCTGTTACATCTAATCTACCATTTCTGTATGACTTAGCACCATCACCAAGTTGCTCATTCATCTGGGTTGTATGAGTCTTACCATACAATCTACCGTTTACATGAGTTAGTATTTCAACACCAGTGGTTGTGTTTCTAAATCTTAACCACTGTTTGTAATCTAGTTTCTGTTGTGAGATATATCCTCTCTCTATTATTACAGAGAGATAATCAGTATTTACACCAGCGACTGCTCTTTGTCTAATTTGAGCATCAATTACACTAGATTGTGTTTCATGTCTGATAATTCTTCTAACAACATCACCAATACCATGACTCATTGCGACTGTTCCTTCTTGCTCTCTTGTAGCAACAATGGTAGGAAGTCCACCAGTGTTCACAATTGTGTCAATCTTCATTATCTCAATTTGACCAGTAGTACCAGAGAATGATGCTAAAGGTCCTACAGCGATTAGATCACCAACTGCAAACGCACCAGTTCCTTCCCCAATTTGTTGTACTGGAATCTGTAATAAAGTTGCACTGTTACCAGCAGCAGTCGCTGATGCTATTGTTGTGTTAGGACCATTTACCTGTATTGACTGTGGATCTGCGTAGTAACCATATGCTACTATTTCATTTGCATTCAATGCTGTTGGTAAATCAGCATTTGTAAGAATACCAGCAGCACTTGACCATGCTAAGTTAAGATCAAACCTACCAGCATGAGATCCAATTATTGTTGATCCTGAGCATGAATCAACATCAAATGTAGGATTGTCATTACCATCATTGATGGTAAATCTTTCATTCCTATCTGCTTTGAATGTAGTTCCTGATGTTTGTTGAGAACCAATTATATTTTTGTTTAAGTAGATAGCACCGCCAAAGATAAAGTCAACAGCAGTATCTTGATCCATCGAGAGTGGTGATGAATCTGTTACAACATTGATAACATCGCCCTTCTTAATATCAGAAAGTGATTTGCCAGGAGATGTAACAGTTACATTTGTAATAACTTTCGTTCCAGCGTCTGCATCTCCAGTAAATGTTATAGAACTCAATGTTCCACAACCACCATCCATATCAAGAGATGAGTTGATTGTTACGATTGAACCAGGTATATTTGGATTACCAATCTGTACCTCACCAGTTACAGAGTTAATTACAAATACATCCTCATCTGGATCAGCACAATTAGAAACTCTAAACTTCTGCTGTTGCTCTGCGAGAGGTGAAATAACCTTAATATATTCTGGAACTTTTGGTGAATCATCTCTATCAACAATGATGTAATCATTACTTGTTAGATTACCACCAAATTCAGATAAGTATACTGGGTCTGTTGCACTGGTATCATTATCAATTGCTTGCTCTGTCCATGTAGCATCAAACTGTACATTAACTTTGTATATTGGTGTAGTGTCAGCATGGTTACTTAATACACCACCAAATGCACCGAATGGACGTCTCTTGACTTTAAGATAGTATGGTGCTTCACTTATTCTTGTAAGTTCTACAATTTGTAGTATTTCTGGATGACTGGTTGCGGATGATCCTATACCAACAACTGCACTATCAACAATAATATAATCATTAGTTCCAAAGTATGGAGTACCATCATTCTTTATTGGTTGTAATTTAAGTGGTAAGTAGTATTCATCTCCAGATATTGCTGGTAAAATAATAGGTTCAACTGTTCCACCAGTATCAGTTTGACTCTGGTATGCTGTTCCTCCCCATTGTCCTGCACCAGCGGTATCAATTGCGTTGTATCCTTCCTCATTTGTTTGTTTAACAAGTACATTTAAGATGTCAACGTTCTTATTGAATATTGACTGTGATATAATTCCATCTTCATGTGCAACTATATCTGTTCCTAACTGTGCTCTTCCTCCAGTAAATGCGAATGATGCAACACCACCACAAAGATGAACATCACCATTGAACTTAGCAGATGCAATAACTTCTAACTGGTTGTTAATAGTAGTTGTACCACCTTGACCAGCAATGTTTATTTCAGATGCATTTAAAGCAAAGTTGATTATTGAAGGACCACCAGTGTTAGAGAAGAAGTCAACTTGTGATGCTTGTGATTTAAGTGATGTAGTTTCACCAAGTCCCTTACGGAATCCTAACCACGCATCACCATCAATTCTCAAGTTTCTAGTCTTGATCTTGGTGTATGATAAGTCTTCGTTTTGATTTGCAAATGCACCACCAATTTCCACCTTAGAAATGCTAGTACCAGCACTGTCAGGTGTTGCACCTAACCATATGTTACTATGTGCAGATCCACGAGCAATATGTACAAATTGATCTGCTGTAGTATCATTGAATAAGTATGCGGTTGTTACTTCACTACCAAAGTTAACTGTACCAACAAATGTAGCATCATCTATTAAGTTAAATGTTCCTGTTGTCTGTGATGTTCTAATCTCAGCAATAACTCCATCATCACCATTAACTTCAATGTCATGCTCAAACTTAGCATCATCTGTAAATCTAGATAAACCATTAACAACTAACGCTCTATCTAAATTAGCATTACCTATATTAATACCAACACGACCACTGTTTGTAGTTGCGATTCTGAATACTGAGATATCGTTAGGAGCAGAACTATCACCACCAACTAAGAATGCGTTGTCAACAGCAGTCTTATCACGATCAGCAAACTGTGTATGCTGTAAGAAGTCAGCAGTTGTTCTACCACTGATGAA